ATTCTCCATTATTCTCTACTTCCTCATCGAAAACTCCATAATCTACAAACATATCAGGGTGTTTTCTCTTTGTTGTTTCTAGGTAATTGAAAAACAGAGGTTTTTCCATACCTGATACGTACTGACCATCTAGGATGTCTAGGTTAGGATCATCTAGGGGTGTAGCACTAGTCACAATTTCTCCTAATTGTCTAGGAGAGTTAGTCTGAATAGTCTGATATGTAATTGTAGGGTTTGTTAGGTCTAAGATGGTTTTTACACCATTCTTACTAAAAACTAATTGTTGAGCTTTACCCATTTTAATCTCCAAATATTTTATTCTATTTATCGGCATAAATAAAGTAAAACAAAAGAGGAGACAAATATGTTTTTAGAACTATTGGAAGGTGTAGAGAAGTTGAACGAGGACTTTTCTGCAGAGATGAAGTCATCAGTATCATCCAAGACCTTGTCAGCGATCGCAAATTACCTGAATTCGCGTGGTGTAGCTGCATCAAGAGCAACTTTCACTAAGGTACCAAAGGACGTTCAAGCAAAACTGAAGAGAAGGGTGAAGGATGTTGAAGGACTGGCAAAGTTCGTGGTTCTTATTCACAAGCAGGATATGGCGGCTCTTAAGGAACTTGACCAGCTGAAAGTTCAGTTTAAGAAGAGTGCTGTAGGAGTAACAAGAGAACTCGTTTCTAAAATCGAGGACCTGATTAGAAGAGCCCGTGGTACCTGTTATGTGGTTGATACTTCAAACTCTAAGTGTGTTGTAATTGAAGACAAGTTGAAGTACGATACTGGTTGGTTTGATGAAAACGGTATTAAGACTTATGCTGGTAATATCCACAACTTCACCAACATTAACCACGAAGTTAGAACTTACGATTTCAAGAACTACGTGGCAAAGATTCAGGAAATGATGAGAGACCTTGATTTTGATGCTTATGTTCTGTCAAGTGATGGAGAAGATACCGACAGTCATAAACTTCAAGATGAACGTAGAAAGGCACAAAGTGACAATGATCCTCTATCACCAAACTGGAACGGCAAGAATGACCTGTACGATGAGCGTAGACAGAAGGCACAGGAAATAGCAAACTCTAAGACTTTCAGAGATGATATTAAACTGGTTCGAGATAGAATAAAGGGATTAAAGAATCCTCAGGATATTTTATCTAAGGCTCTGACTGCTGTTGAGGTGAAGAATAAGAACGGCGTATATCCTGCTCTGGGAGAACTGGATAAGCTGGTTTTAGAGTTAGGAAGACTTAGAAAAGCCATTTACGAGCTCCAGGACTATAACAGTGACTGGATGTCTAAGAACTCAGACATTCACAATGATGTAGTTAGAGCTCTGGAGAGTAAGTATACTGACTATACAAGATAATTTTGAGGGGGGAATATTCCCCCCTTTTTCGAGGAGATAAGATGATAATTAAGGTTTTAGATAGTTCATTCGATTTATTTTTGGAAGAGCATAAAGAAGAGATTAGAGAATATCCAGATAAGATAATTGTGTACGATGCTTTAGGGTTATGTTCACACCTTTTAGCAGACAAGATTAAGTATTATTCCAGGAGTTCATTTAAAGCTCCCGTTGGTTATCAGTTGTATATTAAGTTTAAGAACAAGTTTTATTGTGGTTCACACGAGTTTCAGGACTTATTTCAGGTTAAGGATTTTATCAAATTGGATAAAGAGATTAAGGGAAGAGGTATTTGTACCTATTATGGATATGAGTATATTTCTGGAATTGACCTGACAGAGTATAAGAACTACTCATGTGAACTTTCGTCAATATCTAAAAAAGGGGACATAACGTCCCCGTACATTACCAGCCTTCAAGAAGAGAACTAACAGTTAGTTCACCTTTGAAGCTTCTTGGGAGGTCACTTAAAAGATTTCCCAAGTTATTTTTCCGGCAGTATGCAGTAAACTCCTTTTCATTATATTCTGATGAGCTCTCGGAGTACTTTTTCATAATATTCTCACGAATGTTCTCGGGGATATACTCCTGAAGAATCAGTTGAGAATTTCTCTTAAAGTGTTTCTTAAGAATATCAGAAGTATCCAGCCAGTTTTCAAGAGAACCGTACTTTTTGATTTCCTTCTTAACTGATTGTAAACCAAGCTTAGGATTATCGAAAATCTTCAGTCCGGTCGGTTGTCCCTTTCGGTTAAACATCTGAACAGAGTAGTTTTCTAGCGCAAAATTTCTCTTCTGAGAGTCTTCCTCAAAATCAAGAGGAGAAAAATCGTCTAGACCGATTTCCTGAAGGTGTTTAATAAAGTCAGGAGCAAATCTTGTTCCATCAGTAATACGAGGAATTTCGTCGGCGACATCGCCTAAAACCACGTGTTCAATCAGCCACTCATCCATAGGATTTTCGGCATCCTTTACTTTAGTTTCAGGAGTAACGAACTGTTTTGTAGTATGGGAATACTGTTTAACTGATGGGTGTTTCTGGGCCTGAATCATATCCTTATCTGAAGAAATGATAAGGGTTGGAATATTCTTTGAACCAAAATAATCGGCCAAAACAAGAATAACATCGTCACCTTCTGCCTCAGGAACTTCGATTACCTTAAAAGGAGTATTCTTATCTAAAACGTCCAGGAGTTCGTTGATGTCAAAGAAAACTTCCTGATAATTGATTTCTGACTTATCTCGATTTTCTTTTCTGGTACTTTTATATGGAGAGTAGATTTTTCTTCTCCATGAAGCACTGGTATCAAGAGCGATAACCATTTCGCCGTATTCTCGGTTAAATCTTCTATAGAACTCGAAAAGTTCTCCAAGAATAAAGTTTTTTGTGATATTGATGAACTCTGAGGTTTTATAAACACCGTCCACCTTCTGAGGTTTAGAAGCGCTGATAGAACCAAAAATCATCTGGTGCATGATAGCACTGAAGTCTACTAGGATCATAATATCGTCCTTATTAAAAAGGGAGGTTGCCCTCCCTTCGTTATACTTAGAAAGTTATAAAGTGTTAATGAATGAGTTAACATCAAAACCACCAGACTGTGCCTGAGGGGCAGGATTAGCAGGAGCCTGTGATACCTGAGGTGCGGCTGCAGCCTGAACTTCAGGGGTTGCAACCTGAGCCTGAGCTACCTGAACATTCTCAACTGGGGTAGTCTGAGAAGCAGCGATGTCAGCGAAGGTTACCCACTCTAACTTCTTCTTTAACTCGTCGTAAGTCTTGTATGCCTTAGCATCTAGGAACTCACCTAAGTTATGAGTCTTAGTCTTGATTAGGTCAATAACTTTCTGAGCGGTAGTCTGAATGTTAGCCTCATCTAAAGGACCAAACATCTTTGCGTAAACCTGAGGATCAATCTGCTTGAACTCTGAATCATCATAAGAAATGATGCCGTTTGCGCCCTTCTTTGACTTCAGGATTAAAGACCAACCCTTTAGAGGATTGAAAATTTCCTTACGTTCTGCACCGAAAGCTAAGTCCTGTTCTGATGGTTCTAAAGCACTACGTAACTTGTCAGCCATTGTACGAGACATATCGTATAAGAATACCTTACCATTATTCTGAGGTGCGTTAGGATCGTTGATAACAAGAATATTCACATAGTAACGCTGATTACGAGAGAATAACTTAGCCTCGTCCTTACGGCCTGCATTGTACAGCTCTGCCCACTTCTCCTGGAAAGGACATGGAAGGTTAATAGTAGTTGGTGACAGTTCAGATACGAAACGCTTCTTACCATTCTTAGAAATGGTGGTGTTAATCTTATAAACCTTCTGAATCATATGCTTGTCAGCATCTGGAAGGAACATAATCTGAGCAACACCTGCTCCAGTTTCCTTATCTTTGGTTAAGGTATAGAAACGATCGTCTTTTGAGTACTTAGATGTTGCCTGCTCAAAAGGATTGCCCATAGCCTGAGACATTGATGAAAAATCGAAAATACTAGTATCGAATGATGCCATAATAAACTCCATAAAATATTCGAAAAAAATTTGAATTTCCTGGTTAAAATTGATTTTAGATAATCTGAAATTCTAAGGGACTCTCTAAAATCCTTTGAGCATTGTTGCTCAACTCTTAAATTATTATATCATAAACCATTGATTTGTAAACACTTTTTTTATAATTTTTGAGCCATCATAATATCAAGCTCTGGAATACTCTTACAATGGTATACAACTCTATAGTTATCAACTCTAGAATTATACTTAATCTTTACAGTATACTCTGAAGGTGGTAACTTAACAATGTTCTCCATGGTAATACCAAACTTAAACTCCTTTGTAGTCTCGGCGTTCTTTCTAATCTTAAAGGCATTATCAGAACTATTGAACTTAGCAATATTACCTAAAGTTAAGGTTAACTGACCATCTTTAGAAACAAAAACCAAATCGGTTAGTTCTTTGAACACTCCAGCAGCAGCCTTAATAGATGCAATATCTTGAGGACTTAAGTCAAACTCGCAAACAGATGGTACTGAGTCTGTTTTGGAAAAAGCCTGATCATCTAAGAAGTAGTCACTCATCAAAGCGGCATTACTGAGAACGAAATCAATGTCACTCTCACCTGACTTGATATGAACTACGTTATCACTGAACTCGAACTTTGGATCTTTCAGTAACTTAACAGATGCCAAAAACTGTGGTAACTTCTTAAATAAAGGTAAATCTGGGAAAACATCAGGATCCATTCTTGACACATTCCAACGAGCAAGAATATCACTCTGTTCTGACATGAACATTGATACTGGATGCTTCAGAATAACGGTGTCAGTAATAGAAGACAACTGACCTAATATAGCCAATACTTTTTCATTAAACATTAAAATAACTCCAAAAATCTTAAGTGCCCCAATCAAGGGAACACTTAAATTATACCAAAAATTTATCGAAAAATCAATACTTTATGCCTTAATATCACTAGCAAACTTATCTTGTGCCCAGTGAGCAAAACCAATAGCGTTATAGAACTCATGGTGACTCTTCGGTACACGGATGAAATCAACACCATTGCCATTAGGAACACTGTTGAAGAATGAACTACCACCTCCGCAAAGGAAGATGAAATCAGACTTATCAATCTCACCTGGCCACTTCTGCTCAATTAAGATCATCAAACCCTTTAAATAGTCCTTCTTAATCTCTCTAATAGCCTCAGAAAAATCGTAACGTTCGCCACGTAGCTTATAGGTATTTGTTAAAAGAATGTTCTTTGCTTCCTGTAGAGAAATCTTACGACCGTGTTCAGTCTCAACTTTCTTAGCAATTGCTCGAGCAATCTTCATAACACCCTCATGCTCTACACCTTCAAACAGGTTAGCATTAGTTAAACCATCAGATACTAAGAAAGCATCGATAGTATTCATACCAATGTCTACACCAACATAAGAAGTTAAACCTGTGAACTCAGTCTGTTTGTGTGGGAAATCAGCACCGTACTTGTCGATTGCTAACTTAGAACCAGCACCCTGTGGCAGAACATAGAGGTTATCGAAATGGAATTTCTCACCGTTTACTTCGAAATCAGTCAGAGCTTCTTTGAAGTAACCACTATTCTGTAACTGAGCCTTAGAAAGACCAGTAGCAATATAGTCAGGCTTTTCACCGATAATCTGAATTGCCTTGTAAGCAAATAGAGGGGCATAGAAGTCCAAATTCTTATACTCAGTAATGTCCACTAAGTTCTCAGATGGTAACTTTAGAGCATCATCACCTACGTAGTAAGCATTATCATGGAACTCATAAACTCTTGAGTCTGAAATATACTCGTTTTTCTTAGTAATACCAATGGCTGATGGAAACTTGCAGACGTTCTTTATCTCACCATTTGATGAAATAAAGCAGATCTTTACGTCCCCATAACCAATATCTAATCCCAAAATACTTTTCATTTTATTTCTCCAAAATAATTTAGATAACCATATTATAACACAGATTTATGAATTTAAACAACTTTTTTTAAAAATCTAAATTGTGTAGTTCCTCAGCAACCTTTACTTCCCTCTTTACATCAGGAATTTCAGGCAGTTTTACCCTCTCTCTTGATACAGGGACCGGCTCTTCATAGTCATAATCCTTAAAGCGTGGATCTCCAAAAGACTCTGGAACATCAACCTTTTCCTTCTTAGCTTTAGGACTCTTAGACAAAGGAGAAACTTCTTTCTTAGGACCCTCCACCACTGCAGATGTCCCATCTGTAAAGTTGATGTGCAACTCTGAGATGTCTTTTGTACACTCTATATTAAGTTTAAACATATCTTACCCTAGAAACTTATATCCTGCATCTCTGGAGGAATTTCTTTCTCTGGTCTGTCCTCTATATTAACAGGCACTTCAGGGACAACAGGTCCTTGTGATTCTTTCTCTGGTATGTTTACGGCGCCGACAGTCTGAACACTATTCAGAACGGGCTGAATAGTGTTATTATCGACATTATGAAATGAAACATCAAGCGTTATCGATTTAACGCCGAAAGGTAAATCATCTACAAATATCTTCATCTCTAATATCTCTCTAAAAGTTTCAACAATTCTATTATACCGCGAATTTCTACCAAAATCACAAAATTATCAAAATTTTATATATTTTACCGGATCTCTTCCTAAGATTGCGGGTATATTATATTTACCATTTTCAAAATAAGGTGTTTCGACAAATTTTTTCAATCGGTCTTTTAAGGCCATTACATTCCAGTTAAACTTAACCTCAGCCTCTCCAATCCTACCGCCTTGCACCTCTAACAATATTTCTTCTCTAGGAACAAAGTTTTTAATATTTATATTATTTGTCACGGATACCCAGTATTTACCTGAATAATATTTTCCGAGGTAGAATATTTTGCCGACTTTTTTGCTGAGCTCCTGAAGTCTTTCCTGAGATTTGATATTCAGGAACACGCAGTAGTTTTTACAGTACGAAAAAGCGTCGTTTGTGATATACTTAGCTCCTTCAGTTGTTTTCTGTCTTCTGTAAAGAGCAACTTCCTGAGAAGTATTGCTTGCCTGTGTGATATTAACGAGGAACCTCTGGTCACTTAGTTCATCGTAGTTTATGAACGTAGGCATATCCTTATCTTGTATCTCAAAATACCACATATAAGGAGGTTTAATCGAGGCGAAGAGAGAATACTTCACCCCGTTATTTTTAAGAGCATTGATGGTCTGGTGGAAAAAGTCCAGACCATAATAAGGATCAATTGTGATATACTTCACTAGCAGTCTCCAGCAGAGAATACAAAATCCTCAATCTCTTCCTGTTCTACGGTGTTCTGAACTTCTTTCTCAAGTTCCTCTGGAGAGTACTTTTCATTAAGTCTTTCGATAAAACTTTCAAGAATTTCTTTCTTAGAGAACTCGTGATCTTTACCTAATTTGATTGCTCCAACTACGGTAAATGTGCCGTTGTACAACATTGAAACGAAGTACTCACCGTTATCTTCCTCTACATGGAAGAAGCGGTCATTCTCTACATCGTAGAACACATCGAGTATCATTTTAACTTCTCCATTAAGACAGGAAAGCTTTCCCAAAGTCCGCTATCCTTAACTTCACACTTCTCGAATTCTTGACGGTAAATCTTCTTCAGGTTCTTGCCGTCTTTATAGAAAACAGCATATCCATCTAAGAGAACGTGACAGTTATAACTTCCTTGAATACTTGGTTCGGCATCTTTAGAAGCTACAATACAAAGGTCTCTACCGTATAAATCGGTGTCCATTATGTGAACCCAGACCTCTGGAGAAAACCTGTTTGTGAAGTAATTCTCGGCGTACTCAGTTGCCAGCTGACCTGCTTCCAGGTGAA